CGCTTTGTAGCTACAAGCGCACTGTCTGTATTGGCATTACTCTTATCACCAATATAACGGATTGCCTGACTCTTGGTGAAAACGTCATCCATCATATGAACAAATTCTTTCTTATAATTACGATAATCTTTATAAGACTTTGCAATCTTTGGATTAAATTCATCCAATGCGGATTCTACTGCATTATGTAATTCTTCTACTGTACATGTGGTATTTTCATCTATATCATCAGCAATAAGCTCGTCCCAAACAAGATCTATGATTCTTTTATAATCATCATTTGTTAACTCGACCATTACTCGTGATGCTGACTTATTTACAGCATCAACAATTTTCTGATCGTTAAAAGGTTCAACTGTTAAATCCTTTTTAACTACATTCATAACGATTTCTCCTTTTCCATTTCACTCTTAAGTAAGTCACATAATGCTTCTGCAGCTTTCGAAAAGCTCATATCATTCACAAACAAGTGGTCATACCCTTCAGCTTCTTCATATTTAGTGAATTGTTCATCTTCACTGTTATATCTGGAGTAAAATTCTTCTTCTGATCCATCTCTTTTAAGGAACCTGTCTTTTGCTAATTCAAATGGTGAAGAAAAATAAATCTCGATAAATTTAAATTCATCTTTGCAATGTTCTTTCAAATACTTTGCTCCGTTCGGATCAATTACATAAATATCGGAATTCACAATTTCATTATATGTAGTGCCATATTTAATTCCGTTAATTTCAGTATACGCTACAAAGCCTTCTTTAAATTTAATTTCATCGAATTCACTCTCAGATACAAAGTAATGATCTTCATATCCTGTTATTTCATCTTTGCGCGGCAGTCTTGTTGTAATGCTTTTTACCTGTCGAAGTCCTAATGTCTCGCATATATATCTTGCAAGCGATGATTTACCAGAAGCGGTTCTTCCAATAAATAAAAATACTAACTTTTTATGCATTATTTGTTTCATTCCTTTCCGGTATATATAAGATGTGATGATTTTCATCATTACACATAATCTTAAAAAGTCTTGTGCTTACATTGCCATCTGAATCAAGAAATCTTTTGCAAGTATCTTTCTTGCAGCACTCATTACCATCTTTCTGGCAAAAATAATAACTATCTTTTTCATTATCGCATCCAACTATAATATTAGTTCCGTTTGCAAAATATACATTCATACATTATTGCTCGCAATCTTTAAAAGTAATTCTCTATTAATTCCCGGATACCAAGACTCAATCTGATTAATTAAATCTTCAATCATGATCTGAAGCTCCGGAGCAGCTGTTCCATGAGCGCCACCATCTTTTGATCCTCTCTCAACATAAATATGCGCTAATTCAGTAATATTTATTTTGAAAGTAAAATTCATGGGAATTGCCAGTGGATATAAACCACGTTTTACATCTTTATTATTTTCTAATCCTTTTTTGATGAAACCATTATTTGACCTTACATAAGTATCACCATAATAACTAATCTCACCAGGAATTTTCGTACCAAGATATTTTAATACTTCATCCCATGTAATAATTTTATCTTCGTACCATTCAGAAACTTCTCCTTCATGGTAATCTGCAAGCCTTGTACTGCTACGAATAATTCTGTTATCCATTCTCTTTGCGTGTGAGTCAAGATCGTCGGTTGCTCCTCTATGAAGACCTTCTACAACAACTGAAATATCTTCAAATCGCAGCATTGTGATATGCTTTTGTCCCCATTTAAGAAGTTTTGCTACTTCTTTGTCAAATTTAATTTTTAATTCATCATCCTCTGGCAGATCTAATGGCCTCCCATAACGATCTGTGCAATGATCTACCATTTCTTTGAGTTGCTGCTCTATCTCTCCATTCCATGTTCTTTTGCTCATGTACATTGTTCTGATTGCATCTCTTATTGAGTGCATTTCTGTAAGGGTCACTTTCATGTCTACATATCTCCTTGAGTTAATTTAATTTGTTTTCCCTGTGCCATTATAATAGCACTATAGGTTTCTGATGTCAATAGTAATAGTTAATTTAATTTGTTTTATTTTTTAAAAGTTCATTTACGAATGTTTTCATAGGTTCTCTCATATTGACATTCTCAGATAACCATTCCAGATATTCAGGGTCTGTCTTTGCAACGTCTACCAGTAATTCATCCTTATGTTTCTTATACGGACATTTATATGTTTCAATATCCGGCAAGTCATATGCATTAACATCCTCTTTAAAAGAAATATCAATATCCTTTCTAGAAGCCAGATAATCTGCTAAATGCACAATCTTCTCTACTTCGCTTTTGGGTTTAGGCAAGATAATATTTTCACGCTTATCAGTATTCCACTGCCCCATATGCGTTTCGATAAGTCTGGCAATATCTTCCAGATCATCATCTTCTAAATACATTCCTTTATAATTACGAATATATTCTGCTGCCAATAAAGGATGGTTAAATACAGTGAATACTTTTTTCCCATCTTTTAACTTTTCATTATAATATTCTTCTGTCCCGGATTTTTGAATATCATGTGCTAAACATGCGACTCGACCTAAATCTATTACTCTTTCTCCAAATGGATACTGCTCTAACCCTACAATATAATTATAGATTCTTAATACTGCTTTCGTGTGCCGCATAAGACCTCCATCACCCAGCGCATATGCCGGGTGATATTTACCTGTAGAACTCGCCGCAACCTTGAAAAAATAGTCAGGAGCATCATCCAAGACAACTTTTGCAAAATCACGGATATCGTCTGATTGAATCGTTTTTAATTCATTCTGAAATAATTCTGACTTCATTTGTTCTCCTTTTTGTTTAATTTAATTTTTATTTTCTTTAATACATCTAATAAGAAAGTGTTCCTCTTAAAGTTCTCCTTCTTTTTAGTTGCTCTGTTTACAGTATCTTTATCGCCAATATGAAAACTTTTTTCTTTTGTACGTGTCAATGCCACATATAATAAATTAGAATTCATCATGTATGCATGACAAGATGGCGTAAGTGTAATTGTCACTTTAGCACTTCCTCCCTGGCTTTTATGAATAGAAATTGCATATCCCAATAATAACATTGACATTTCTGATTTTTCATATTTTACTCTGACACCATTAAAATCAATAATAGCGCCTGTCTTATGTTCATTTGTATATGGAATAATTTCGTCATAAATATCAATAATCTTTCCTAACATACCATTAGGAATAAATGTGTTATTTATAGAAGGTTCATCATTTTGAGAATCATTTTCTATTTTCATATCCTCCATATCCACTTCTGCTTCATAATTATTTTTGATCTGAATTACTATATCACCAACGTAATATGTCGTATCTCCAGATTTGATACATTTTTCTGATCCATAGTTTGGATTAGCAATTTTCTGGATTGCATTATTAATTGCAATAGTACCACAATCACCTTTATTGAAAGCAGATAGAACAAGAATATCTTCAGGAACATATTGAGAAAGAAGCTTCTGATATAATCCAATTGCACATTTTACTGCCTGTTCATTATTAGCATTAATAAAAGTATAATCCTTGCCAAATTTTACCATACCATTACTCAAATCATATAAATATGGTTTCATATTTCTAACATCAGTAGCAACTTTCATTAACCCACCCTCAGCGTACCTGAAAATTTGATTCAAAGTCACTGTAGGTATAACAAATGAATTGATCATATCATAAAGTAGATTTCCCGGCCCAACAGATGGAAGCTGTGCTGAATCACCTACAACAATAAGTTTCGTTCTGCTAAAATCAATTGCGTCACACAAATGTAAGAACAGAAATATATCTGTCATAGAGAATTCATCTACAAGAACAACATCAAATGGGAGTTTGCATTCACTATCATATCCCCATCTATTCTTCGGCATATATCCTAAACCACGATGAATTGTAGCCGCTGGCTTACCGGTATAATCGCTCAACACTTTTGCAGCGCGTCCTGTTGGAGCCATTAAAGTATATGAAATATTGTTATCCTCCAACATTTTAATGATCATTGCGGAAGTGGCACTTTTACCTGATCCTGCAAAACCATTCAGTATCATAATATTATTGTTACATATACATTCCAATGCACTGGTTTGTTCGTCAGTTAAATGATACTCTCCCGACGTCTGATAACTCTTCCAGTCAAAATCCCATATTTTAGGTTTTAAGTTTGCTACAAATAATATAGCAGCTATAGCAGTTTCAGTATCATGTGTGGCTTTTAAAGATACTTCAAAAGTATCTTTGTTATAATAAATATCTGGATCCTTTAAACATTCAACATAATGTGATGAACAAGCAGGAACAAGTCTTACAACCTGTTTTCTGAGATCGCGGAGATCCATTTTAGTATTTCCCTCTTTTTGATTCTCTTCCAAATAATATTCCATACATGCTGCACATCTTTGCGCAGATGATTTTAATTCAAACGGAAAATTGATCTTGCCAAGTCTCTGCAATTCTAAAAGAATACTATCTGCCTTAATAAAACCTACACCAGATATTTTTGTCAAAGATTTATATGGTTGTTTCCTCAATTCTTGTTTCATTTTAGGGATTGATTTAAATTCATCATATAATTTCTTTAACATTGACATTGTGAGAATTCCACCAAATTCAATTACTAAATCATAGATACAATAATTCTCAACTATTTTTGTTTTAATAGTTTCAAATGTTTTTTCTCCGATACCTTTTAATTTATCAAGATCAACAGTATCAGCTTCTCCTTTTAACACAATATCAATAATATCTGGATAATGCTGCCAAAGTACTCCTGCCTGGTTCTCAGTTAAAATTTCTCTTAAGAACATATAAACTTCTTCTTCATTTTTAGGCTTATCCATTCTCACATTTACAATATCATACCCAAAACCATATTTATCGAGCTGTTCCACAGCCGTAATCTCATACGACTGTGAAACTACTAAATTATGTACGTTTCCATAAATAGTAACATTATCATATTTATTATGTTTAATATTGGGAAACTCTTTTTTATCTACATCTGTAGCATAAATCTTATAATCCTCCGAATTATACATGCACTTTACGATTTTACAATTAAATTTCACTTCTTTTTTACTCATATTCACACCTATTTAATTACTTCATATTCATCAAGTATATTTTCAAGTTCATCTGTTTCCTGCCATGTTCCATTCACACATTTTTTCTTTTTTTTCTTTGTAAAGTGTGGAACTTTCAAAATAGAAAATTCACCAAATGGATTATCCTGATATACTTTTATACTGGTTACTCTTGCTTTTACATCCTCTCCGGTTTTAATATTATGTAATACACAATATGGTTTTCTGACTTCCTTGAAAGTTTTATAATCTGTCACGACGTAAAAACATTGATTTACTTTTGTATTTACATATACAACATACTGAAGATATTCCTTTTCGAATTTTACCTGATCAATGACAGACATTGCTTTATTTTCTAAACGACTAGATAACTCAGCTATAAGCCCTGTATTATCCAAATCCCTATATTGAGAAGCAGTCTCTTTCCCGGCATATTTCTTCATCAGATACTCTGTCAAGCCAAGACTTTCCATCTTTTTTTTACTGATAATCTTACATAAAGCAAATTTGTCGTAGATCTCGGATACTTGCATCAAATACTGATTTTTTCCAAACTCCTCGAAATAATTTAATCCAATAAGAATCGTTAACTGTCTGGAATTCACAGATGTTTTTGTATTTACATCTGCCAGAACTTCTGTAAAATTGTTATATCGATTCGTTGCTAATTCAAGAAGATCATCTGCTATTTGAGCATTACAGAATTTAATTGATGCAATACCCTTATATAATGCATGATTCGCTTTATCTACGGTATATTCGGCACCGGATTTTCGGAACTTGATATTTTTTATTTCAATGTTCTTTATCTTCGCCAATTCAGTCCCCATCAGAATATCATCTGTATTGTTTGCACAGTTTAAATATGCAGCAATGAATTCTTCTGGATAATAATACCTACAGAATGCACACATATAACCAATCATAGAATAGCCTGTTGAATGATTATACCCAAATTGATAATTTGCACTATCCTCAATAATCTGTAAGAACGCCCTTGCTTCCTTCTCTGCTATTTCTCTTGGCTGAGAAGACATTTTACAATACCCATTCAAAATATCAGGCAAAGCTTTCTGCAGTCGATCCATCTGTTTACGTCCGATTGCTCGTCGAACGTTATCAGCAGCAGACCCACTTAACCCGCATATATTTTGAAGAAACTTAATGGTGTCCTCCTGAAAAATAAGAAATCCTCTATTATCTTTCAGCAATTCATCAATAAGTGGTGATGGATTTTTATTTGTCTCACCTGCCAGCAGCCTATCTCGATATGAAGCCCC